AGTATACTCTGTGGGGTCCAGTTGCTCGGAGTCTTCAATATTTTTTTGAGACCCCCAGTCTTCTGGATGTTGTTTAAGTTGCTCTAGTATTTTAGATACATCAATATCAGTTTTTATAATGCGTATGTTTTTCATACACCATAACTAAACTCACCCTTGGCAATTACATCAAGTTTTTCCATTACCTCTTCAGTAAAGTATTTCTCTGGAGTTTTAAGAATCTCTTTGGCATAGATTTTCTTACCATCAATTTCATATCGTCCTGCTACATTCTTCCAGAGTCCACCAAGTTCACCAAGTTCCAGAAGACCATAGTAACGATCAAGGCCGCGCTCATCATAATACAGACGGACTTCAACATCTTGATTCTCCTTACTTAAACGTGATTTATGAGTCTTTGCCTTGATAATATTTCCAATGACTTCTGTTCCATCCTTCTCTTTTTTCTTGCTAAGATAAATGATAGTAGAAGCGGCATACTTAAGACCACTACCACCACCCATTTCTTTTGTAGGAACGTAAGCACCAATAACATCGTAGGTATGGTTAGTAACAATCATAGGAATCTTTGCCTGACCCAGTTTGAGAGTCAGCATACGGAATGCACCTTTAATCAGTTGAGATTTAGTCATATCTCTAACTTCTTTGTCATTCAAGGCATCATTAATCTCCTTACTGGTAGAAAGCATTCCCAGAGAGTCTAGTACAAACATACAAGGATTGCGCTCTCCTTCTGGTTTCTTCATATAAAGATCAAGTGCCTTGAGTGCCTTTCCACGGAACTCTTCAACGGTGACTACATTGACAACCACCAGACGAGTTGTGTCAACTCCCCGACCCTCCAGAAGGGATTTTGTGATTGCTGCTTCAGTATCAAAATACAGACAATATCCAGTAGGGTTATTATCAAGAAAATTTTTAACGACGGCAAGACTGAAGAAAGTTTTGCCAGTAGAACTTTCACCTGCGATTGCAGTAATTTTATTCCCAGATACGCCACCAAATATACTGCCGGATACAAGAGCATTAAAAATGTACGAACCCGTATCCACAAAAGTTTCAGTTTCATCAATATCTGCAGCAAGTTGGGTGTATTCTCCACCAATCTCCTTTACAATATCTTTAAGAAAGTCCATAATTAGTTATTCTCCTTTTTTTCTTTAATCAAATAATTCATTTTATAGGTCCATAGTTTTTGATAAAGAGCAGAGTCTCCACCAAGTCGCATAGCACTAATAATAGTATCTAACTCTTTGTTGTTAATCGGTAAGTCCATTAGGTAAAAAATGAATCAAGGTTTACAGTTTTTTCTACTTCCCATCCAATTGAATCTAAAATAGATTTAAGGGGGTCTACAAAACTTTTCTCAAATTGTAGTTCATAATCAATATATTTGTCAAGGTTAAGTTCCTTTGGGAAATCTGAAATAAAGGAAATAACATTCTCCTGAATAATATTGGGTTTCTTAAGAAAAATATATTTAACCTTCTCACCATTATTAATAAGTGAATATTTATTGGTTAGTTTTTTTTCCTTTATGTAATGATTAAACAGAAGGGCACCACGAATATGAATCGGAGTTTTGGATGCGTAAATATTTGATGATGAATAATATTTACGGACATCAGATGCAGTTCTTGGAAAAGCAATTTCTTCTGGAGGAAGACTTTTAAACTTTTGACGACAATCACCAATAAAGTCAATTACCTCATCTTCAGTTCCGCTCATCATCAATTTCAGAGCATCCTTAATCATTTGACGACAAGGTGCCGGAGTTGAAGATTTAACTGCCTCAATACCCATCATCTTAAGTTTGGGTTCAGTATATCTTACACCCTCACTATCCCAGACATTCAAAATATAACGCTTTTTGGCAGTCCAGATTCCACGGTCGGCAATATTCTCCCGCTTCATTTGCATCTTTTGGTCATAGGCATTCACATACTCCGCCAGTTCTTGGTAGCAACTTTCAATATACTTTTCAAGTTCCACCTTAGCGACCTTATCAAGGAACGAAACAATGCCTTCAGTAGTTTTCTCTCTTCCTTCGTATACAGTTTCGACCAGAGGACCCATATGAAGATAAATGGAATCGGTATCAGAAGCAATAACATAATCAACATCCTTTGTCTTAAGAACTTTATTCAGATAAGAATTCATCTTACTCTCAATCCAACGAATCGCAACCTGACCCGACAGAGTAATTGCCTCGGCATTTGCTAGTTTAAAGTAACGAAAGTACTGATTACCAATAGCACCATAGGCAGAGTTAAGAGAAATCTTTTTTGCCATTTGAATATTGTTACATCTGGCAATTTCCTTTTCTAATTCCTTTGTCTTTTTCTTCTCATATGCTTTCTTTGCCTCAATCATTTTCTGTTTGAAAATAACTCGGTCATTATACATTTTCTCCATTAGTTCTGGAAGAAAACCACGAATATCCTTACGGTACATAGCACCATTAGGACATACGGCATAGTCCTTATACATTTCAAAGGTAAGTTCTTGATTTAGAATTTTATCCACAGTTACACTAGGATGCCTTTCTTCAACAAGAGTTTCGGGACTTACATTAAATTGCATAATCAAATGCGGATAAAGACTGTTTAAGTCAAAATTAACCACCCAATCATACTTTCCGGGAATTGGTTCCTTTACATATGCACCGGCATACTTGGAGTCTTTATCAGTCTTCTCTTTAGGAGGAATGACAATATTTCTTTTCTTCAGGTAATTGTAGATAATTGTATCCCACATTCTTACCTGCGAAAATACATCCTCATAGTTGACTTTACCGTCATATGCCATCGTAAGAGCAAGCTCAATCAGTTTCATCTTGTCTTCCAAACGGTCAACAAGTTCTACGTCAATAATGTTGTACTCTACGAATTTCTGCCAACCTTTGGTATAGAAGTCCTTGAATGTATCAAACTCTGAGTGGTCCAGTTTCTTCTGTCCAAGTTCAACACTAGCAATATGGTCCAGACGATAAGATTCCTGTGCCTTATAGGTAAACTTCTTATAAAGTTTAATATAGTCAAGTTGACTTATACCACCAATATCATAGGAGATATGCTTTCTTCCTGAGATATAAACCTCATCCTCGGTGACAAGACCCCAAGGAGACATACGCTTCATTAACTTCTCACCCAAAATCCTATCAAGACGACGGACAAGATAAGGAATATCGTACAGTTCGCTATTCCAACCAGTCACAACCTCCGGAGTATTATCTTCCATCATCCACCAGTGAATAAAGTCATTCAACAGACTATATTCATCAGAAAATGCTCGGTAAGAAACATTTGATTGGTTATTATTGAACTTACCTTGACCCCAAGTACGAATTTGCTTTGTATTATAATCTTGAAGAGTAATAAGTAATATCTCTTCTGCAGCATTTTCTACATCAGGAAATCCATTTTCTGATGCAACCTCAATGTCAATCGTTGTTAGTTTGATTTTACTAATATCAAACTTAATTTCATTTTCGGGATATTTGTCGGAAATATACTGATAGATGTATTTGTCATTACCATAGATTCTGAAGTTTTGTACATCAGTATATTTTTTAATAAACTCCCTACAATCTCTTACGGAACCGGGTTGAATAGGTTCTACACACTCCCCCTGAAGTGTTTTATATTTGGTTGCTTTTTTAGAAGAGACAAAAAGAGTTGGAGAAAACTTCTCACGGGTCATAAAATGTTTACCATTTTCATAACCACGAACCAAGAAGTGGTCCCCAACCATTTGCACGTTTGTGTAGAATTGCATTATGCAGTTAATTCAAGATACTTTTTAATAATTTCGGGAGTTGGGTCTACTATTGTAAGAATACTATCAGAATGAATCATTAACTCAGTTTGATTAGTAACCTCTGGCCAAGGTTTCATATCATCCTCACTAAAAAATTCATATGGATTAATTAGTTTACAATCAGGTTCACCAAGTTCAGAACCAACTTCAATAATTTCAGTAACTAATATAGTGTCAACCTTCAATAGAAGACACTTCACGTTCCGTTCCATTTACCTTTTCCTCATACATTTGTTTAATATCTTTGACTGGTTCAACAATAGTTACAACCCAATCAGGACGAACTGGAATCTCAGTATCACTTGTAAAAAGAATCCAAGAAGAAAATGTTACACTGACTGTGCCATTTCCTTGTTCTACCGATTCCTCTGCCAAAAAGATTGAATTGCTGACCTGCATTTTATGTGGATTTGTGAATAAGTACCCACATACTTTATCTTCGGAAACCAATTCCTTAATATCAGCAATTACAGATTCTCCGGATTTTAATAGAGCAATTTTTACAGACATTTTTAGTTCTTCTCTCAACTCATTATAGCAAAAAAATGGGGAGGCGTCAACTGGATTTTGCCAGTTGCCTCCCTGCGGCGACGATATTCAATACTATTTAGTCTCCACCAGAATCACCAGAAGACCCTCCAGAACCACTATCAGTATTAATGGCACAAACTTTCTTTTTAGGTGCCATAGCATATTTTACAGTTTTTCCATAACAATTTTCTTTGGTCGGTAGAGGGGGATTTCCAAAATCTCCAACCTTTTCCATAAATTGCTGAAAAGTTTTCATCGCCTAATTAACTTTTTCTTTATTTAGAGATAGTCTTTGCGAGAATGATGTTCAGGAACAATCTTACCTAATCGAATGGTAAGTAGTCCATCTTCAAAGGTGACTTCTCGGACTTCTGTGTCGTCTGATAAAGTCCACGCTCTCTTGAAACTTCTGCTAGCCAGACCCTTGTGGATAAACGTCCTATCCGATTCAGTATCTGATTTTTGCCCTTCGACAAAAAGTTTTCCATACTCCGTGAAGACATTTACTTCTCCTCTCTTAAATCCTGCAAGTGCAATCTCTAAATGAGACTCTACATTATTTACCTGAATTAGATTGTATGGTGGATAGTTATTTGTAGTTTCGTGAAGATTGAATAGACGATCAAAATATTCGTCCATTCCAATACTATTGCGAGTAATCTTTTCCATCAGAGTAGGAAGATCCGCAGCAGTATATCTTGTGATATTTGTCATTATTGTAGCTCCTTTTTAAGCGAGTTTGTGTTTTGTGGACCCTTTCGGCATCCTTATATAATTATAACAGAAAGCATAAAAAAGGGAGTGTTGAACTCCCTACTTTTTTATTCGGTTTCCTCTTCTGTACGCTTCTTTTTGGCACCAATATTATAC